AAGGGGAGAGACGAATGAGCACACCAAAGAACGGCAGGGGTTACTTCGATTACGAGGCAGAGGACTTGATGCTGTACGTCAAGTGGGACTTGATCGAGGATGAGATGTACGTCAACGCATACCTGACATCTGATTTCAAGATAGAAGTAACAGACTTTTTGTTTGACACGACGCTGGATAAGTTGTATGATTTCGCTCGGGATGAATTCTGGGGAGGTTACGAATGAACACACCTGATACAGTCAAGCGAGAGCAAGCATTGCAGAGTGCCAAACATGCACTGGGTTTGCTGCATGAGATGAGTGACGCAGGCACTGACGCGCTGGATTGCTTCGCCATCTTAGATCTTGAGAACGTCATCAGAGATCTATCTAAGGCAGTGAAGAATGCTGAGAAGGGGTTGACAGCCGGTGAAATTCATGCTAAAATATTACTTTAAAGAACTGTTAAGCACTTAACTGTATAACTTATTATAAATTTACTGTTAAGTTACTGAACAGGAACTGTTAAGAGGACGGTTATGGCTTACTTAAAAACACATCAACCATGTGAGGACTGCGGCAGTAGCGATGCGCTCACGATCAACGACAATCGTTCGACATATTGTTATTCGTGTCAGACGTACACACCACCGGATAAGGTAAGGACTTTGCACAAACCAGAAACCAAGAAGCAGGTTAACGCCAAGCTGTTGACGGGTAGCTACTCAGCCATCATCAACCGACGTATCAAGAAAGAGACAGCGCAGAAGTACAACGCGCTAGTCGATGGTGACAACGTTGTCTTTGGTTACTACGGTGAAGGCACTGAGCCGGTGGCATCGAAGACCCGCTACCCTGACAAACGTTTCCTGATCGGAGGCGATTGGAACAAAGCAAAGATGTTCGGACAGCAACTGTTCCCAGCCGGAGGCAAGTACATCACCATCACTGAAGGTGAGTTCGATGCGATGGCTGTGTCGCAGATGTTCGAAAACAAATACCCCGTCGTTAGTATTCGGAACGGCGCAGGCAGTGCAGTTAAAGACTGTCAGGCACACTTCGAATACCTGAACAGCTTCGACAACATCGTGATCTGCTTCGATGCCGACGAGCATGGTCGGGAAGCGGCGAAGTCCTGTGCTGAGATGTTTGGTAACAAGGCGAAGGTAGTTAAGTTGACTGACTACAAGGATGCCAATGACTATCTCATCAACAATCAAGCACTGCGGTTTACGCAGGCGTGGTGGAGTGCGGAGACGTTTACGCCAGACGGTATTGTTTCTGCATACGAGTTGCTCGATGACGTACTGGTTCCCATGAAGCGCAGTAAGTTAACGTACCCTTGGGAGCAGTTGGATAACATGTTATACGGTATACGTCCTGCTGAACTGGTTACGTTGTGCGCTGGCAGTGGTCTCGGTAAGTCAACCATACTGCGTGAGCTTGTCGTTCACATGATGCGACAGACGGATGACCCTGTTGGCTTGATGTTTCTTGAAGAGACACCGGAGCGTACACTGCGCGGCTTGATCGGGCTGGAGATGAACAAACCTATCCACCTACCAGACGTTGACTACACACCGGAAGAGGTGATGGAAGTCTACACTGCTGGTGACTACGAGAATCGTGTGTACTTCTGGGACAGCTTCGGGAGTAACGAGATCGAACGTGTGCTGGGACGGATGCGTTACTTCGTCAAAGGACTGGGGTGTAAGTTCATCGTGCTCGATCACCTGTCGATACTGGTTTCAGATCAGCAGAACGGTGACGAACGCAGGGCTATCGACATGATAATGACAAAGCTGCGGATGTTCTGTCAGGAGATGCGCGTTACACTTCTGCTTGTTAGCCACCTCAAACGTCCTGAAGGCAAGTCACTTGAGGACGGAGCAGTCACCAGCCTTGGCATGTTACGAGGCAGTGCCGCCATTGCACAGCTATCAGATGCGGTGATCGGTGCGGAACGTAACAGTCAGGCAGAGGATGCGGACGAGCGAAACCGAACGCGCCTACGTGTGTTGAAGAACAGGTTCAGCGGTAAGACTGGGCCAGCAGGGTATCTGATTTACGATGAGAACACTGGACGTTTAAGTACTGAGGAGATTGCGCTGTGAAAAAAAAAGTAGACTGCAAGGTTGTTATTACACTTACACACAATGGTTCTTATATTGTAGAGAACAACGGAGTTACAACATGTCACGCTACATTCAAAGGAATGGTTGAAGGAAGATTGAAAAAGAGCATCAACAATAGATGGTGCGATTTGTTGAACTACATAGATGGAGCTAAATTTAAAGAAGAAGACGGGGAGCTTTTAGATGAGATGTAAAGCATGCAACGTAGAGCTAACAGACTACGAGTCTACGCTGCGCTGCGCGAACACGGATGAGTTCATTGATCTCTGCATGGCATGCTTGACAGCAGGAGGTGATGAGAACTACAATGATCGTGCAGACTTGAGGACACTCGCTGATCTGCCTGAGCTACGCACATTCTTCGATGAGTTTGAGGAGTATTTAAATGAGTAACATGAGCAGATGGTACTACGCTAACGTAACGGAGAAGTATTATGACGACTGCGGTTTTGGATATAGAAACGACGCTGGATTGGAAGACGATACATCTAGCGGGGGTGTTTCTCCCGAACTCTGGGAGGAGTATTGCATGCTACAACGTTACTCAGTTAAGGGAAGCCTTGACAGGTATCTCGACACTGGTAGGCCACAACCTGATTGGCTTCGATCTGCCTAGACTGGAGGAAGTATGGGACTTCAAGTGGGACGGTCAGGTTCAGGATACTCTCGTGCTAGGCAGGCTGTACAACCCAGCCATAGACGGAGGACATTCGTTGAAACAGTGGGCTATACGTGCTGGCAACGAATTAAAAGGCGACTTCAATGTGGAAGACTTCGACGCAGGACTGACGCCAGAGATGGTGGACTACTGTCTCGCAGACTGCCGCGCAACGTGGAGCGTGTTCAACCACGTTACCCGGTTGCTAGACAAAGATCGATTCTCACAGCAATCCCGAGACCTAGAACATGGAGTGGCGTTCGCAATCGCTCAACAAGTTCGCAACGGTTTCGCGTTCGACTTCGACACGGCGTGTCAGCTTCACTCAGAGCACGAGCAACGTATGCTGGAGATCAGCGATAAGATGCAGGAAGTGTTCCCGCCTATCGTTAACGAGCGTTTGTCTCGCAAGACAGGTAAGCGTTTGAAGGATGAGGTGATCGTGTTTAACGTAGGCTCAAGGCAGCAGGTTGCAGAACGTCTGTCTGCGCTAGGTGCGAAGTGGGATGACAAGACCAAAGGAGGCAAGCCGCAAGTTGACGAGACTTCGCTAAAACGGAACGCGCATATACCGGAAGCACTTCTTGTTCTTGAGTACATGACGTTACAGAAACGCATAGGTATGCTCAAGTCCTGGATAGATAACGTAGGTATTGACGGTAGGATACACGGCTATGTCAACTCGTGCGGCGCTGTCACTGGACGCATGACACACAACAGTCCTAACCTAGCGCAGATACCGTCAGAGTCTGACTACCGTAAATGTTTTATAGTTGAGGAGGGTAACGTGTTAGTAGGCGCTGACGCTTCAGGTCTTGAACTGCGCTGTCTTGCACACTACATGAACGATGTCAATTACACTAGAGAACTCCTTGAAGGAGATGTACATACAGCAACTCAAAAGGCTGCGCGACTTAGAACAAGAGATGATGCAAAGCGTTTCACATATGCTCTACTCTACGGAGCAGGAGATACCAAACTGGGAAACCTCATCGGAGGAACTGCTAAGGATGGTAGAGATGCTAGAGATAACTACCTTAGAAGTATGTCTCCTTATGCAAAGCTGGTCGGAAAGGCTGAACGCGCAACTGAAAGAGGTCGCTTATCCGGCATTGACAAACGCAAAGTTCGGATCAGGAACAGACACGCTGCACTGAACACACTGCTCCAGTCCTGCGGTGCTATCGTTATGAAGCAGGCGCTGGTACTGGCTGTTGAGAAACTCAAAGACGTACCGCATAAATTTGTTGGTAATATTCACGATGAGTTTCAGGTAGAGACTCCTGCTGAACACGGTGAAACAGTAGGCAAAGCATTAGTCCAGTCCATCATTGAGGCTGGCGAGGTTCTTGAAATGCGCTGTCCGTTAGACGGTGAGTTCAAGATAGGCAAGACATGGGCAGAAACTCATTGACACCCATGCTAAAAACGTGGTATAATATTATGGTAGTTAACCAAAAAGGAGAGTTGTTATGACTGACAAACCACAACCACTAACGCTGAAGGGTACGCTTTACTGGGTCGAGCGTAACAAGCTAAACAAGTACAGCAACAAGTACCAGATTGTTCTTGGTAACCTGAGTGACAAAGCTGTTGAGGCACTCGATAACATGGGTATTGCTGCTGCTAACAAGGGTGACGAAAAGGATTACTTCATCACCATGAAGAGTAACAACCCCATGAAGATCACGGATGAGACGGGCAGTGAGTTCGACTCTGAAGTGCTGATCGGTAACGGCAGTGAAGCAGTCTGTGTTGTTGGATACTACGACTGGTCTGTTGGTACAGGACGTAGCCCCAGCATGATAAAGTGCAAGGTCACGAAGCTGATTGAGTACGCTGACGAAACCGTTGATGAGGAGATGGCTTTGTGATCTTGGTTGATGGGGACATCGTAGCTTACCGCTGCGCGTACAAGTCAAAAGATGATCGCGCAGAATACGCCGCATACAGTGCTGGCTCATACCTGTCTGATCTTATCAGCGACTTGTACATCCTCATCGAAGACGAACCTGAGTACCGTGTGTTTCTAACGGGAAAGGGTTCATCAAACTTCAGACATGAGTACGCTGTAACCGCAGGCTACAAGGAGAACAGGAAGGACAAGGAGAAACCTGAACACCTCGCTGTTATCCGGCAGCACCTGATAGACGAATGGGAGGCTGTTGTCAGTGACGGAGAAGAGGCAGACGATTTGATTGCCATCGCCGCAACTAACAACCCAGACTCAGTCATCGTCAGCATCGACAAGGACTTCGATCAGGTTCCGGGTAAACACTACAACCCCAACACTGGCAAGCTGTACGATGTCAGTGAAGAGGATGCCGTTAGATTTTTGTACGAGCAGATCTTGACTGGTGATCGTGCCGACAACATCATCGGCATCAAGGGTGTAGGCCCAGTGAAGGCGAAGAAGGCGCTGTCCGACTGCGTTACTGAACGACAGATGTATGATGTCTGTGTTGAAATGTATGGCGATCCAGAGCGGGTCATTGAGAACGCTCGACTGCTGTACTTACGCCGCAAAGAGGGAGAGATCTGGAATGCGCCGGACGCTGAGTAATGTTCCCAAGGGCTACGACTCGTGGCTTGAGTGGGACTTAGCACAGGAACTGAAGGGCTGTCAGTATCACCCTTGCGCGGTTCCGTATGTGCAACACAGGCATTATCATCCTGACTTCACGTATGATGATGGTGATATAACATATTATATTGAAGCTAAGGGGAGGTTCCGTGACAAACCGGAGGCACGTAAATATGTTGATGTCAAGAAGGCTCTCGGCTGGACGGAGGAATTGGTTTTCGTGTTCCAAAACCCAGACAACAGAATGCCAGACGCAAAACGTAGAAAAGACGGTAGCTTCTACACTATGTCAGAGTGGGCTGAACGACACGACTTTAAGTGGTACACACCAAAGACCATACCGGAGGAGTGGAAA